CGTAATTAGAAACATAGCTACTCTACCAACTTCCTGACTCGTATCACGGTCACTGATGCCTGCGATGCGGGCTAAGTTGACATATATGTCAGTATAAGCATGACCAATGCGCTCAAAGGAGTACTTTAGGTCCTCTTTGGCTTCTTTACGGGTTATTTGCTGCCCAGGATGGTAGTCACTGTTCTTGTCATTACCTTTGTTTGTCATTATGTGTTCCCCTTCTTAAGTGCGCTCACAATCTTTTCACCTGATCTACCTACCACATAGCCACCTAAGCCAAGCTGAAGCAATGTCCACGCCTCCCCAGCTAACCTAAAGGGCAGTTGTCCAAAGCTGTCAGCGACCACTAGAAATAGGAAGGTCAGCATGGTGATAGGCCTCCAGTTTCTTTGTAGTATGCTCTGTCCTTGAGCCTCAGCGACAATAATAGAGGACTGAGCTTTTATCAACTGTGCTTCATAGTCCAGCACCTTCATGCCTAAGCCCATCTGGACCTCAAACATAGCGGTCTTAGCGTTGATCTTCTCTTCCTCACTAGTGTGAAGATTGTCTATAAGGTCCGCAGCTGGCTTGAATATCTGACCTATGAGGTTTAAGGGGTTCATTCCTTAGCACTCTTAGACGTTATTGCTTTCTCCTTCAAATACAACTCAGCCAGTTGGAGCCTACGGCCAAACTCCCTGTCCTCTTCAGCTCCGGGTTGCAGGTTGCGTGTGATAGCTTCCATCTTGCTTATCTCAAGCTTCTCAGGCTCTACAGAGGCCTCTACAACGTACTTCTGTGCCCTAGCGTTACTCTCAGCTGCCTGAGCATTAACAGCTTCTATTTGGGCTTGCTGGAGCTGCATCTGCATCTGGTGCATTTGCTCTTCCATTTGTTGCTTCTTGGGGTCAGGTTGTGCTGATTTCTCAAGAATAGCAATAAGCTCATCACGATTGTTAATGTTCATATTCTCAACAATACTTTGAACCAGAGGACCATACATAGGCGATTGATCTGAAGTAGTCTGGAGTAACTGTACTAGCTGTGATACCTCGTACTCTCTAGCCATAATCCCTAAAGTGCTAGTAGGTATAAACTTATAGTCCTTGACAGGGAAAGCATCAGGATTGAACTGCATGTATCGCCATGCTGCCTTAGTTACAAACTTAAGCCAAAAGCTCTCTTGAAAATTCAGGAGGGTTCGCTTCTGTCTCTTAATAATTGCACCCAAGGACATAGAAATACCAGCGGCTGTGGCCTCACTGTTGATAGTACCTCCAATACCACTGGAGTCAACTGCACCTGTGGACTGCTGTACCATCCTCTGAAGCTCACCTGCCTGTGCAAAGGTTATCTGACTAACTTGACCGAAGTTAAAGGGCATCAGGGCGTCCTGAGGCTTCCCTGTGGTCAAGATCATCTTACCAGCCCTAATGGTAGGGGTATGGCCTCTAGGTATCCTAGTGGCGTCCATAGCCATCATAGGGTGTACTGTGAGTGCCAGAGCATCAATACGGGCTCTGATCTCAGTATCCAGAGCTTTCTGTGAGTTGTACCCTTTCTCACATACACCTCTACCCCAGAATAGTCCGGGTACTGTATCCCAAGCAAAGGCTACTACAGGTCTATCCTGCATCATGTAAGGGTTCTCTTCGACCTTAAGCACAACACCTTCGTTAGCGATAACTACAATAGCTTCAACCCAATAGGACTCATTCTCAGGTTGTTCTTGAGGGTTAAGAGGGACTACTACGCTATCCAGCCCATCTTCATCATAACTGCCCATGTCATTATAGGCATTCAAAAGACTTCTAGGCACTAAACCAAAGTACTTAAGCAACCTTACTTTATCATGAGATGGGTATACGGATATCTCAGGGTTAGGCTCTAGGTCAGTTTCACTAGGTGCAGTGCCTACATGACACTTACGGTATACGCCTTGTTCCTGAAGTTCAGTAATAGTATGTGCAGGGACAAACTCATCTATGGCACAACCGTGAGCATTCTCAATGGTAGTAGCCACAGGGTCTATTAGGAAATTCTTCATCTGAATAGGTTTCATTACAACACCTATTTCAGTGGTCATATTGACACCAACAGCGGCTAATTGACCGTTAAGGATGGGCTCCTTAGCGGGCGCTAGTCTCTTCTGCTCCTCTAGGACTACTTCAGCGACACCTGTACCATACACTGCTGCGTTCAGGAGCACTTCTGAGGCATCCTGCCTTACATGGTTGAGATAGAATTCCTCAGTAAGCTTCTTCTTAAGGAATGCTATATCAGCATCCTCAGGTGGCTTACCTTCCTGCGTAGGGGCCATAGTATCCGCCATATCATCCCTAAGGTCAAACAGGTTACCATGGCCAAAGGTAGCTTCTTCAATCTCTGATACACTGGACTCCACGGCTTGCTGAAGTGCTGGAGTGATGATTCGTGATCTCTCAGAGTCCCTTGACTTATCTTCACTGGCCCAGATACCTCGCCAGAGCCTGTAGTACTCATCCCATTGGGAGTAATAGTTGGACCTTACAAAGTCCCTCCACTCCTCAGTTACCCCAAGCACGTAGGCTTCTATGGAATCCTGGTTTTCAACCTTTTCTAAATCAAGGCCCATATCATCATCAAAATCAACTCTCACTTAGTTCTCCTAATTAATAGCCAGCGATGGCATCCAAAGGGTCCCATTCATCTATGCTATCAACAGCGTTAGTATAAGGGATAACGGCTAATTGTTCTATATACGATAAAGCATCTATAAGGTCATCATGGGTTAACTTGGAAGGGAATTGAAACAACTGATCAAGGAATACAGGGTTCCAATCACCAACATTCAAGGTTATTCTACCATGCTCCATAAGGCCCTGCAGTGCCCACACTATCCTATCTGTTTTCTTCTGGTTACCATGAGATAACAAGTCAACTCTAAAGAACCTACCCCTTTGCTTCATCATTTCAGTCAAAGGGCTCATTATGGCTTGTTGAGCTATGCCTTTCTCAAGACCTACAGCAATAGGCTTGTACTCCTCCACTGCTTTGAATATCCTAGAGGTAGTCTCCATCAAATCCCATCTACCATGAATGATATCTTTAACATACCATCCGCTTTCGTTAACTTTAACAATAGCAATAGCAGTCTGGTCTAATCTGGACTTAGTGGTTCTACCGCCTACTTCAGCAAAACCAGCGGGGTCTACAGAGATGTAGTAGTCACCTTCACTGGGCTCATCCTCTGAGAACTTGAGCCACTCTTCCTTGAACAACTCGGAGTCCTGTGCTTCAAAGGAGGCCATGAATTCCTTCCTAAAGGCATAGGACGACATACTCTGTTTTGCTGCGTTAATCTCATCTGGGTCCAGTATTGGGTTATCAAAGGAAGTAAAGTGCCAAGCAGCCCAACTAGGGTCATCACCTATCTTAGCGTATTCAAAGATATCATAGAAGTGGTTCCTTCCAGCGGGAGTCCCAATGAATGTTGCTGTACCCTTTTGGTCTGCAAGAGCGGGTCTAATGACCTCCTCCCACACAAAAGGCTTCATACTGGCATATTCATCCAGAGCTGCATGATAGAGGCTAACACCCCGCATAGTATCAGGACGGTCACTACCTTTGAGAGTAATTGTGGAGCCATTGATTAGTGTTATCTGTAAGTTGTTGATGTGAGCATTCTTGAGGACTGGTTGACATAGTTCAATCAAAGTGGCCCAAATGACATCTCTGGCTTGTCCCAGGGTAGCAGCAATATAAAATACATGGCCCTTATCAGCTTGAAGTGCCTTTATGATTAATTCCCAAGCCACGAACTGGGTCTTACCACAGCGTCTACCTGCTGCTATTACCTTGAACCTAGCCTCACTGGACCATACTTCCTGCTGCCAAGGAAGGAGTGATACATTAAGATCACTCATCTACAAGCTCACCTTCGATGTCAGGTTGGGAGGACTGTGACACAGATACACCTTCTACACCCGTTATGTTTACCTGAATAGCATTGCGCTGTAGTGTACCAGCTTCACGTTCAAAGCCAGATACGGGCATGATACGATCAACTACTATCTTCCAAGCAGCAGCTTGATTCTTATGGTCATCATCTAAAGCAGCATTGAATATACTCTCTAGGACTTTAGCACTTTTAGGTGAATTGAGCATCCTAGAGCGATACTCTTTCATTATACCACCTTCACCCTTAGGCCTACCTACAGGATTCTTACCTTTTTGCTTGGGTGGCCGTCCCTTACGGGATTCGGTAACTTCGGTGTCTTTATTCATACAATAGAATATCCTTTGGTTATCACTTAAGACCCCCTTAAAACAGGGTCAGTGGCCGGATTGGGTAAGGTGCATTAATGTGAGCTTAAACTGACACTTTAATTATTATTTAGATCACTACTTAAGTGTACTAAAGTGTTCTTATGATATGTTCTTTATTGTTTAAGTTAATGTCCCTTTTGTTTTTCTTTAGTATCTTTATATATTATATCATACTTTTTAGTAAATGTGTCCAGAATAGTGTAGACATTACAAATATTTAATAAAATAGTTAGGATTGGTATAAAACATTATGACTCCTCCTCTGGACCCCCTTAAAGCCAACTTCGGCTATCTTCTTTGATCTCCCTTTATCTCCTTTGATCTCCTTTAAACTCCCTGGATCTCCCTACAGTATTACCAGGGTATTTATCAGGGAAATCAGTAGGTTAGTGAGTACTTACATACCCCACAGTGACGCCTTAATTTTCCTATTTTTTCTAAAATCGACTTTCGTATATCAGAGTGGCTACCACTAATAATCACAGATGTCAACTCCCCCCCGGCCCCTTCGATCCACCTCGGGCCACTGACGTGCTACATGGGAACTAATGGCACACATTATGCCAATACATGGGAACTAATGACACACTCTATGTCAATACTTGGGAACTAATGACACACTCTATGCCAATACATGGGAACTAATGACACACTCTATGCCAATACATGGGAACTAATGACACACACTATGCCAATACATGGGAACTAATGACACACACTATGCCAATACATTAGTGGTTGACAGATGGACACAAGTGTGGGCCAAGGTGGG